TCCAAGTACGAAGACGACGTGTCTTAGCATGGGCAGGCCAACCAACCATACGGCGGTCTATGAGCGCTTTTAAATGCTTCCAACGTTTAGATTGTTCTGTTTGGCTACTGCCTACAGAGTGAACCTCTGCTCGTGGAAGAAGTATCTTAAGACGTTGGGCTACTGCGTCACCTACACCGTTTGCATCAACTCCAACTGCTAGCACATCATAGCTTGATAAGAACTGGACAATTTGAAAATACTGGTCTTCCCAATCATCTCCTTGTAGTTCAAGCCAATTTAAAATTCTATGGTCAAAGTAACCAAACTCATCAGGCCTATCCCAGTCAACCCACACTACTGTAACAACAGTAGAGTCAATCTTACGTGCTGGGTCAATACCTACAACAACAGGTGAACGGTGCCAGGCTTTAACAGTTTCCTGTGACGTATCACCAAGCTCATCTAATACGTTAGAGGTAACAAACATTCCTCTATCAAGAAGCCACTTACAGTTATACGACATTTGAAACTCATCAGAGTCCTCACCAATACGAAGCATCTCTTTTTTAATGTACTTGCCGTAGTTAGGGCTAACTTTAGATACATCTCTGTAATCCCATTGAAAATGGTTTTGACGACCACGAGCTGTTTGACGGCGTTTATTTAATTGAATAGCGCGGTAAAAATTATTCTTATGTGTAGTAGGAGTACCAGTCTTAATCATGGTTCCGTTGTACGCTGCAAGCATAGGAGAGATAGATTTTGATACTACAAAGTCATCTGCTTCTTGGCACTCATCAATAACAATAAGATGGAACGACTTAGATTCAATCTTTGCACGTGGATTTGCGGTCATCATCATAAGGCTACTGCCTGAGTTCTTAAGTTTGATTTGGCGTGTTACACCCGCAACTTTTCCAATGCTGTCGTCAATTTCTGGGTCACCTAAAATCTCTAGCGCACGTGTAGAGGTAAGACGGTTTACTGTACGACCAAAGAGAGTCTCTACCTGAGTCTCAACTGGGGCAAACATACCAACCCAAAGACCGTGCTTAAATTTTCCTAAAAGGTCTGGGTACATCTTTGCTAGGCGTGGAAGTAGTACCATAAGCGTAGCCACAGTGTCAGCAATAGTTTCTGATTTACCTGACTGACGAGCTGCAAGAGCGGTAATTTCTTCGCCATCATTAATAATGACAGACTCAATAATGCGTCTAGCTAATGGCATTTGATATGGACGGAGAGCGTGGTCATCACCAGGCTCTACACCTACAAGAGCATCCATAAAGGTAATGCTGCGGTCTACCAGTTTTTTTACAAACTCTTTAGAAAGTTCATCGAGCTCTTCTTCGTCTTCTACAAACAGCTCTTCTTCTAACGACTCTAGTTCTTCGTCTTCGTCAAAAAATTCTTGTTCACTCATAATTACCTTAGTTTAGTAGAAAGCGGAAAGCCTGGGCGTTTAACCCAGGCCAACCGTTGCCACACGGGGAGAAGGAAGAGGCAAGGCTTAGCATACACCAATTGTCGATAAATCTGTAAATATGCTTATCTGACAGAACGGTTCTTTAATTCATCTACTACGGCGTGAAGAGCTTCTGCACCTAACAAAGCTTCCTCTAAATAAACAGCCTCTCTAGATTTTGAATAACTAGACATGCAACGACCTACTTCATAGATAGATTGGTCAATCCACATCTCAAGTTCAGCTGTAGGTATTTTGGCTACTCTTTTAGCAACTTTTGGAGAGAAAGGTTTCATCCACATTTCTTTTGGTTTTTTGAACATTACCACTCCCTAACTTCATCAGGGTCTATGTCCATATCCCTTAAGCCGATTGCTGCAGCAAGTAGTTCGTCTGCGTCTTCTTCAAAGATATACCTATCTGCTTTATTCCATAATCCCAACACAAACCCAGGGTGTGTAAAGGGCGCCCTAAATACTATACAAAATTTGCTCTTACGATATGGGTACTCAGTCTCCTGAGTCCAGCCCTTTTCAATAATAGGCAGGGGCTTACGATGGTAGTACTGAATAACATCTGCGTATAGTGGTCCGATAGATTTCATTATGAGTTAAATAATACCCTAGTTTCTGGGGTCATCTCATCAGGGTTAAAAGGCCCCATATCATCATGCTGGTCTAATCCAGAGGAAGCCAAATACTTTCCTGTAGAGTCACTTGCCTTCAAATCATTCCATACTTCAATAGGAATATCGTTGTACTCCCACCACGTATTATCTCTAAATTTAACTACAAGTTTTTTTGCCTCTTTGCTATAGGCAAGTTTCCTAGCCCTTGGTTTAGGAGGATTAGTTGTAGGTGCAGTCATAGTCTGGTATGTAGGAGTAGTCTCCCGCGTATCCTGCACATCCCAATCATCATAAACTTTTTCTGCCGCTCTAAGAGCAATATTAAGTTTGTAATTAGATACATCAGCAGCGCGGCTGTAGTAGGTTTCTTTTCTAGTTCTTTTAGCCATTGTTACTCGCAAACGTGGTTTTCAGTCTCATTTTCCATAACACGAGCAAAACAAGTTCCACACCGCAATACTTTGGGAGGATTGTAATTATTTTGCGCTGTGCTACCTGGAGCAAAGTCTCCGCCATCTTCAGCAAAGGAAGGTTCGTAATCTGTAATTATTTCAGACTCACGGAACAATTCTCTAGGAAATGGTCCCTGTGGGTTTTGTACCTTATCTGGTACTGGATGAACTTGGACCGCTTGATGGCGGGTCACTTTCATTCTGGGCTCTTAGCGGTCTTCTTCTTAACAGGCGCAGGTGCTGCGTCTTCTTTTACAGCTTCTACTAATGGGAAATGTCCTAAGCCAGCTCTTTGCTGTAACCAAGTAGGTAGGCAAGAGGCGCAATAATTTACTGGACTAACTCCAGGGTCAGCGTGAGTGTAGTCAGCTTTCTTTTCACAGTTAGCACATTTAATCATCGGTACTCCTTAGTAGGGTCTAATAATACCCTATGAAATGCCAAAGGAGGAGGCGTTAACCTCCTCCTTCAACTAATTACTACTTAGATGCGCCGAGACCGAAAGCGGTATCGTTTTTGTTCAATGCGCGAAGTGCTGGACCAGCAACGGCACCGAGTGCTGCCATTCCGATTGACTTAGCGTCTGTGTGTCCAGCCATATACATACCTAGAGCTGCTGCAATAGCAGAGCGACCGTATGAAGCTGCAATTGCTTGGATTTGCTTTGAGTTCATTGTTCCTTCTTTCGTGCGGAACTTCCGCTCAATAATCGTAGCAGATTATTCGCCTTCTACAACGTGCTGCTCAAAACGACCTTCCAGTTTTGCTACCTTCTCCCCGATAGCAATCTGGTCGACACGCAGCTCTTTAAGCATAGGAATTACTTCTTTATTAATCTTATCGTGAATAGATGAACCACCGTTGGGGCGCAATTCTGATAGATATTTCTTTACTAACCATTTGACTCCTGCAGCAGCCGCTACTAATATGCCAATTTCTGCTGAGGTTACGCCAATCCAGGCATCAATGCTCATGTATCAACCATTCTTATCTAATAATTTTAGTATAAAAGAATAGTTGTCCGTATTAATTACACGATAATAGTATCTATTTATACAGTATTTTACGCATATTTGTACGTGTAAAAATAAATAATATGTTCAACTTGACTTAACTTGTATCGCATATGCTACTGTTGAGTACGACAGAGGCGCTAGCAATAGCGCCTTTTGCCAACTGAGAGGAGCAGAAATGCTTAATATCAGAATTAGCTTCACGGTTAATTTTAAGAAGGTAGGCGCAGGGTTGTTGGCGGGAATAATCTTCTTTTCCCACCTCGTGACACCAGCTTCTGCAATTACGGAATTGGTAACGCCTGAGAAATCTACAACGGTTTCTTTGACTTACTTAACTGTAACTACTACAAAGACACAGGCCAAGATGGACTTGGCTAGCCCTACGGTTAAGTACTTTGACCCACAGGCGATTGCGTTTCTTACTACCTATTCCCAAGGATGGAATAGAGCAGAGTGGAAATGCCTCAACAATTTGTGGAACAGTGAAAGCCATTTTAATCCTAAAGCGCTCAATATGAGTTCCCACGCTTTTGGTATTGCACAGTT